AGCTTATGCGGAAAGTGTGAACTTTCGTCCTTTAGGGCATCACTTCCAATACCTGCATTATGATACCGAGGCCAAAAAACTGGCCAATAAATCGGTTATCATGAACAGCTTTCGTGAAGAAGCCCGAGACATCAAAGGCGGTATTCGTTGTGGTAAACCTAAGTCTTCTGTTCTCCGTGATCTGCCGCAAGAGCAACGTGATCGTTACGCAGATATAACCTGCTTTCGTCAGGTTCGTGGCCTAGTCTCCTACAAAGGTAAGACTGTTGATGGCGAAGAGGTGGTTTACGAAAACCAACCTGTAATTTTGATGCTTAAAGGCACTAACTTTAATCCGTTCGAAGACGAGTTTATGAAGGTCATCCCTCGCTCCCGCAATCTATGGGATTATCAAGCGAAGTTGACCAGCAAGCGTCACAAAAACGGCAGCGTCACATGGTTTACGTTTCATTTCGCCCCTGACCTAAAAACCCCTCTTGGTTTAGATGAAACGGTCATGGAAAGCATCAAGGCCATTCGGGATGCAATTCGCTCTGAGAATGATCGGGTCAATGCCGCCTATAAAAAGGCTTTGCGCAATGACACCTTAGATCAAGCCGCCATAGATGCCCTCGAAGGCAGCTTAGACGCCGACTTGGTTGATGTAGCTTGATGCTCGAACCCGAAATCCATCTGATTTTGGATCGTCTATCCAACGACGAACATGACAAAGTGCGTGTCGAAGAAAGTTGGATAGACGAAGCTGGAGAAGCGTTTAAGGACGCTCTCCGGCGCCAATTGACCGATCAGGGTAAGAATGACTTCCGCTTGCGTATGAGCAACGTAGGTCGCCCTCTGTGTCAGTTACAGATGGCAGCAGCAGGCGAAACGCCCTCTCGTAAGCCTTACAACTTCAAATTGCAGATGTTGATTGGCGATGCGGTAGAATGCGTTACGGACGTGCTTCTGAAAATCGCTGGAGCAAATATCACTGGCTCTAAAGACAAAGTCGAATTGGCAGTTGCTGGTACCGTAATACGGGGCGAGGACGATATTGAAATTGACCATAAGGTCTTCGACATCAAAACGTGCAGTCAGTGGGCTTTCGACAATAAATGGAGCCAAGGCTACGAGCATCTGCGGGATAACGATGACTTCGGCTATGTTGGCCAGTTAATTGGCTATGCCAAGGCGAAAGGCAAGAAACCTGGGGGCTGGATCGTTATATGCAAAAGCACTGGCCGGATCAGAGTTGTCCTGTGCGATGTTTCTCAAAGTGAGCAAGACGCCGTAAGCGCAAAGATTGAGGCCAACGTCACTGCCATAAATACTAACGCTGAGTTCAAACGGTGCTTTGAGCCAGTAGAAGACAAATGGCGTGGTAAACCCACAGGTGACAAACGGCTCTGCAAGACATGTGAGTTCTGCAGTTACTTGGGAGCCTGTTGGCCTGAGGCCGAGTTCAGACCTCATCCAAGGTCGGAAGCCAAAAACCCGCCTCACTATTGGTATGTTGAAGGGGACTAATGCCCATAAAAACCTCTTCCGCCAAGGCGAAGGGGAGACGACTGCAGCAATGGGTTCGTGATCGCATCCTTACTGCATTTCCAAAGTTAGACACTTCAGACGTGCGCTCAACCTCCATGGGCGCAGCCGGAGAAGATGTCTTATTGGCCAAGGCCGCACGGGACGTCTTTCCTTACTCCGTCGAATGCAAATCGCTCAAAGCGGTATCGATTTACAAGCACGTCGATCAAGCGAAGAGCAACTGCCCAGAAGGCGCTGAGCCATTGGTAATTATCAAGGCTGATCGTCGAAAACCACTTGCTGTGGTCGATGCCGACCACTTCATAGAACTGTCAAAAGGAAGTCGATATGAAAAAAATAAAGTTAGATGACAACCAGATGTCAGTTATTCTTCAACTAAAGCCAGATGGCGAAGTGATGCTTGCTGCTGGTCATCGCCTTACCGAAGAGTTTTTGGAGGAAGAGGAAATAGATGCAGCCCTGAATCTTCTGCAAGGCATAGTTGTTTTGACCAAAGAGCATCCTGATTTCGTATCCAACTTTGGTGCAATGTTCCGAGAATTGACGGAAATGTGGGGTGAAGAATTTGGACCTGAACTGTCTTTGGATCAGGAGCCAACCCCGACCGACAAGGCGAAGAAACCAGCTGAAAATGGCAATGTCTTCAACTTCGCAAAACGGACAATCCACTGATGATTGATGCAACAGATTTCGAGAAGCGCAAAGCCGAGCTTTGGCGTCATGTAGTCGATGGACAGCCTCTGGCGTCTGACGACAGCGTAAATAGCCCAGTGCATTACAACAGTGCTGGCATTGAATGCATCGAGGCAATGAGTGCCATGGTGGAACCCTCTGAGGTGCCTCCTCACGAGGCCTACTGTTGGCAAAATGCTTTCAAATACCTTTGGCGGTGGCCGTACAAAAACGGTCTTGAGGACCTGAAAAAAGCCCGTTGGTACATCGATCGATTAATCTATCTTAAAGAAAGGATTGGCCAATGACCCCTGGCTATGAGGAATTTACCGAGCAACCGGCGGCGTCACTTGATCCTGACCATTACATCAACAAATCGCCACTTCAGATGGTGACACAGTTTGCACAATGCATGGGTCAAACACTGGATTACGATTACATCCAGAACTCCTTTTTGGACAAAATGCGCTTGAGCTTAGTTTCGGAAGAATTTGACGAAGTATGTGCAGCGGAAAACCAAGAAAACCTACTCAAAGAGTTAGCTGACCTTGTGTACGTCACATATGGCTACGCAGCGACTTTTGGCTGGGACTTAGATGCCGGTTTACGGCGAGTTCATGCAAGCAACATGAGCAAATTAGGTTATGACGGCCGACCCATATTTCGGGAAGACGGGAAAGTCTTGAAAGGCCCCAATTACCAAGAACCAAACCTATCAGATTTAGTAAGAGGCTAGCCGATGAGTAACTTCAAATCGAACGTGAACCCAATGTTCAGGTCCAAATTTTCAGAAGACATTTTCAATCATAAATACCGCCATGATGGTGCTGAAACATGGGATGCATTGGCATCCACTTTGGTGACAGATGTTTGTGGCGACTTTTTACCGAAGCAAGAGGTACAGCAATTGTACGAGTTTATTCGGGATATGAAATTTATTCCTGGCGGTCGGTATTTGTATTACGCTGGCCGACCCAACAAGTTCTTCAATAACTGCTACCTTTTGAAAGCAGAGGAAGACACCCGTGAGGATTGGGCAGACCTGTCGTGGAAGGCGGAAAGCTGTCTGATGACCGGTGGCGGCATCGGAGTGGATTATAGCGTTTATAGGGCTGCAGGGACGCCCATACAGCGCACAGGCGGTCAAGCCTCTGGTCCTATCCCCAAAATGAACATGATTAATGAGATTGGTCGTCGTGTCATGCAGGGCGGAAGCCGGCGATCTGCCATCTATGCCAGTCTTAACTGGCAACACGGGGACATACTTGAGTTCCTTGGCGCCAAAGATTGGCAAAGCATGAAAGTTGGCTCCACAGGCAAAACATTGTGGGACATCAAGCAAGAGGATTTCAATTTTCCTGCACCGCTGGATATGACCAATATCAGCGTGAATTATGACACTGCTTGGCTCCTTAATTACTATAAAACTGGTGATGTTGGTGATGTATTCTTGGAAAACGTCCACCAAGCCATGAAGTCTGCCGAACCCGGTTTCAGTTTTAACTTCTTCGACAAAGAAGATGAGACACTTCGTAATGCCTGCACAGAAGTCACATCAGCAGATGATAGTGACGTATGCAATTTAGGTTCCGTTAATATGGGCCGAATTAGCGACATTAACGAGATGTCTGAAGTGGTTGAGATGGCTACGAAGTTTCTTATTTGCGGAACTTTAAAAGCGAAACTTCCATACGAAAAAGTTTATGACACACGTCAGAAAAATCGCCGCCTTGGACTTGGCCTAATGGGCATGCACGAGTGGCTTATTCAACGAGGATCACGTTATGAAGTTACCCCCGAATTACACGCATGGCTTTCGGTCTATAGAGGCGTTTCTGACAAAGTTAGCAGAGAAACTGCTGATGAGTTGGGTATTTCCAAACCGGTGGCTAACCGTGCCATCGCTCCGACAGGCAGCATTGGTATTCTTGCCGGTACTAGCACTGGCGTTGAGCCTATATTTGCTGTTGCGTATAAGCGCCGATACTTGCGTGGAAACAACCGGTGGGTCTACCAGTACGTCGTCGATTCCGCTGCCCAAGAACTAATAGATCGCTATGGCGCCTCGCCAGAAACGGTGGAAAGCGCACTTGACCTAGCAGACGACTACGAGCGCCGTATGGCCTTTCAAGCCGATGTCCAAGATTACGTTGATATGTCGATCTCAAGCACGATCAATTTACCCTCTTGGGGCAGCAAACTGAATAACGAGGACACCGTTCCAAAGTTCGCCAACACATTAGCAAAATATGCCCCTCGGCTTCGTGGTTTCACAGTTTACCCCGACGGTAGCCGTGGCGGACAACCCCTCACCAGCGTCCCCTACAGCGAGGCTGTGGCAAAGCTCGGTGAAGAGTTCGATGAACACGTCGAGACACACGACATCTGCGATATTAGTGGAACAGGTGGATCGTGCGGCATCTAGCAAAGCCAAGAGAAACCAAAGGGAGAGATAGAAAATGAGGTTGAAGTATGAACCCGATCTTTCCCGCAGAGCGTCCCTACCAAGTCGGGTGGAACGCTTTTATTACCAACGAGCAGTGTCGTTATCGAAAAGGTTCCTTTTACGCCCGTGAGTGGCAACGTGGATGGGACCGTGCCTTTTTGAAGAACAAGGCACGCCTTTATGCTTAAACAGTTTGAGCCTGAGCAGTGGGCGTTATTTGATGCCCCTGCAAAACAAGCCGCCACCGAATTTTGGGAACGGCTTGGTTTTAATTGCATCGAAAACCCTGATGAATTTGGCATCGACCTATTGGTCAGCGGCAAAGGACGTCAGTTTGGTTGTGAGGTAGAGGTAAAAACGCAATGGCATGGAGCAGAGTTTGCGTTCCCTACCCTTCACATTGCGCTCAGGAAGCGCAAATTCATGTCAGCCCCTAGTCACTTCATGGTATTCAATCAGGGCCTCACACACGCCGCTCTGGTTAACAGGAACGTGATTTTAGCAAGTCCACTGATAGAAGTTAAAAACGTCACCGTACCAAGCGGAGAACGCTTCTATGACATCCCAGCATCCCAGTTTACGGTTTTGAATGTGGTGGCACCGCTGAGCCTAAGCTAGCTAGCTCTGAGTTACCGATATAAATGATTTGTGTGCGCTGGATCATTTTACACCTACAGACGCTACAACGAGCCTTTTTGGTGACATCAGCAACTAAAGCGTCTGGACCATACCGGTCCAAAAACGATTTTACAGGAACCAGTCCAACGTAGCCACAAGCACATTCAAGTGCCAAATGATTTACTGGAATTGAAGATAGTGTTGTCATGTTCCTATTTTGTTCTCAACTGACATTGCCGTCAATTGGTATGTTTGAACAAGGTTGGAAACAATCTGTCGCATTGCAGCAGGCAGGTCTGAGCTACTTCAAAATCATGGGTTTGCTGTACAAAACTTCAGACATAACTAGCAGGCTCTTTTCCTGACTTGGCCAGCCTCATCCGTGGGGCTGGTCCTTTTATTTAAGACGTAGTTAGGCGCTGCTTACACGGCGCCTACTAAATTTGGGTTTACTGGTGCTGCCTGAGATTTTTCTGCGTCTGCAG